GCGATCCGAGTGCCAGCCCGGAGCAGATTGTGAACTGTCGTTGTTCTCAAGTCGCGATTGTAAGGTAAGGAGGATCACATGGACGAATCCAAATTCATCATCACCTTCAACGGGCCGGGCATGGCGGAATTCGGCACAGAGGGCCGCAACGTCACACCCGCGCAGCTTCTGGCGCTGGGCGAGGCCATCGAAAAGGGGACGGTGCGCATTACACCCGGCAATGAAAACCCGCTGGAGTCTGCGCTGGAGGTCACTTTCGAGTCCCCCGGCTCGGCGCGCTGCAAGATCGTCAAACACGGCGTAGTCGAGATCGTGCAGATCGGCGGCCTGGTGCGTTGGCTGGACTGGCATGCAAAACAGTATTTCACCTCTGCCGCGGTCCGAAAGGCGCAGATGGAACGAGCGGAGGCGGAGAGGAAAGCAAAGTTGAAGAATCAAATCATCGTGCCGGATATGGTGATCAAACAATAATGTCCGAACTCGCGCCGGACATCTCTGACAAAGAGTTTCGGGACGAAATCCGGCGCGCCGTGATCATCCTGATGCGTGCGATGATCCGCAAGTACCGCATGGCCTGGCTCGACTTCCTGCCGCGCGAGGAGAACGCCTACATCCGGCGGCTGGCAGAGAACAATGGCACGGCTGCAGAGGTGGTCAAAAGCTATAGCGTGATTGGGCCAGTTGCCAATTCGTGAAAACGGGTTTAGAATACTGACAACCCCATAACCCCGGCGCAAATTGCGCCTCGGCGTACGTCCCGGAAGCCCGCCCCCACATGGCCCGCTCCTCAACCTGGAGCGGGCTTTTTGTTTCATCGTGCTGGAGCGGGACATGCCAGACCTTGTTCGCAAAACGTACGACATCAAAGTCATTGAGCGGCGCAAGGACGGTGGGCGCATCGTCATCAATACGGCCAGCGTAGACCGTGACCGTGACCGCGTATTTCCCGCCGGTGCGCGCATTGACGATTATCTCAAAATCCCCGTCGTGCAGTGGGCGCACGACTACTATTCCCCGTTCGCTACCATCGGGCGCACGACCAAATTGGAAGTCTCGCCCGAGGGCATCGTGGCGGAGTTCGATCTGCGCCCGGCGGCCAACGAGAGCGACCCGCAGAACATCGTCCGGCTGTTGTGGGAGGGCGAGTGGATCCGCACGGCATCCATCGGCTTCATGCCGGACAGCACGAAGCCGAACGACGTGGGCGGGCGGGACTTCGAGACCTGGGCGCTCTTGGAATGGAGCCTGGTGCCCGTGCCGTCCAACCAGGACGCGCTGCGGCTGGCGGTGAAGGGCTTGACGGGAGAACGGCCCGATGACATCTGGGCCGACGCCGCCCTGCGCACGATCACCGACCAATCGCTCACGAATGCCATGCGTGCCGATCAATTAAAGACCATCGAAGAATGGCGCGCGAAGTTCTCCAGCCCGATCTCCCAACCTACATCACACAAAAATGGAAAGTCGCCCGCCTGCCGGCAGGCGGGCGAGAGCGAGGACGAATGCCGTTCGCGCAAGATACCGGAAATTCTCGAAGAGAATCCCGACATGGATATGGCCCAGGTAGTGGCTATGGCCTCACGCATGTGTTCGGAAATGTGTGAGGGCAAAGATGCGGGGGGGGATAAATCAAGAAAACAGACGATGGCCGAGCACATGGATGGCGCGATGGCGGCGCTGAATGAATGCCGCACGCATCTGAGCGCGATGGCAGACATGCTCCCAGAGGGGGAAGGCGCGGATGGTAAGGGGTTATATGCCAAGCGCGGGCGTGTGCTCTCGTCGAAGAACGAAGAAAAGATCGTCAGCGCGCGCGACAATCTCAATGAAGTCCTGGCGCAACTCGAAGAGCAGCCCGAACAAAATGACAATGCGAATCAAGATGCGGCGCCGGCCAAGGATGCTGCCGACCTCGCTTCCCTTCTCGACGCAGACGGTGAGCGCGATCTTGCCGACTCTCTGCACACCCTCACCGACTTAGTGAAAGGAGTCATGAAATGAGCGACGTACTGGAGCAAATTAAGGGCGAGATCGCGCAACTTGCCCAGGTGGTGAAAGACCACCAGACCGACAAGGCCACGCTGGACACGAAGGCGCTCGCCAAAGAGGTCGAGGGCCTGGTGGCCCGGCAGGTGGCCGCGCTGCTGGCGGAGGCCGAGCGCAACCGCCCCATCCGGCGCGGCGAGATCATCGGGCCGCCCGGCTTCGAGGCGCTCTCCAAGGGCGTTGTGCAATCGGGCAAGTTCGAGGGCAAATTTGTGGATGACTTGATCTTCACGAAGTGGCTCCTGGACGAGTGCCGCCGCCTGGACACGAAGAGCGCGAAGGTCAAGCCGCCGAGCAAGGAGCTGGAGGAGGCAGTCGAAAAGGCGCTCACCGCGACCGGCACGGCGACCGGCGACGAGTACGTGCCGACCGGGATGCAGGCGCAGCTATGGGGTGACATGTTCCTGGTGTCGAAGATCCGCGCGACGATCCCGGCCATCCCCATGCCGACCGATCCGTTCGACATCCCGCTGGGCTGGGGAACGGTGACGTGGCGAAAGGGGACGCAGAACACGGCCACGACCGTGAGCGATCCCGCGACGGCCAAGAGCACGCTCACATCGACCGAGCAGGTGGCCGAGGTGAACTGGGCCTACGATTTCGACGAGGACGCGGTCCTTGCTGTGCTGCCGACCCTGCGCTCGGAGCTGACACGCGACGGCGCCGAGCAGATGGACAAATTCCTCCTCAACGCCGATTCGACCGACGCTGCGACAGGCAACATCAACCTGGACGACGCCAACCCGGCGGACGACTCGTACTACCTATCCAACGGGCAGGACGGCATCCGCCATCTCTATCTCGTGGACAACACGGCGCAAAGCACAGATGTGAACGCGACCCTGACCGACGCGCTTCTGCGTGCGGGCATCGGGCGGCTCGGAAAATATGCCGCGGATGTCGACCGGCTGGCGATGGTCACCGACGCTGAGACCTACGTCAATGGGATGCTTGGTCTGACCAACGTCGTCACGGTGGACAAGTTCGGGCCGCAGGCGACGGTGCTCACCGGCCAGCTCGCCGCCTATAGCGGCATCCCCATCGTCGTTTCCGGCGCAATGGCCGAGGCCGAGGACGACGGCAAGCTCTCGACCACCGCCGCATCGAACGACGAGGGTCAGATTGCGATCTATCACCGCGACATGTGGCGGGTGGGGTTCAAGCGTGATCTGATGATCGAGATCGACCGCAACATCCAGAAGCGGCAGTTCGTCATGGTCGTCTCGTTCCGCATTGCCGCCGCCGCGCGCGGCACGCGCTCCAGCGCCGTGCATACCGCAGGTGTACACGGAATCGTCCGCGCATAAGCGGATGAATGACGACTATGACGTTCATCTACTGCCTGACAGACCCACGTAGCGGAGAAATTCGCTACGTGGGAAAGTCGAATAATCCTGTCGAGAGACTTCGGCACCATCTGAAGGACAAGACGGTTTGTCATCGTACAGTTTGGCTTGCCAAACTTTCGCGTGATGGGCTTCGTCCTATAGTTGTGCCGTTGGAAGAATGCTCAGAAGAAGTCTGGCAGGAGCGTGAACGTCATTGGATTGCCTTCTTACGCAAGAACGGGGCCGACCTGGTGAACGATACCGATGGCGGAGATGGAGTGACCGGCCATAGTCCCGAACTGCGCGCCAAGATGAGTGCGGCTATGAAGGGAAGACCAGCACGGAACAAGGGCAAGCATCATACTCCCGAAACTCTTGAAAGGCTTAGTGCCTCGCATATGGGAAAGCCCATGCTTCCTCAGACTCGCGCGGCAATCGCAAAGGCAAATATCGGTCAGGATCATCAACGCCATCGTGACGACAATACCATGTTGGAGTATCACGGATTGCGCGCGTCAATTTATGAGTGGATGGAAAAATTCAAAGTTGGCCGCACGGTCATTCTGAAAAGACTTATGCGTGGATGGTCTATCGAGGATGCGATTGAAACTCCCAAACGCATCTATCAAAGAAAGGAATAGTGTATCGTGGGCCAATTATTCGACCCCAAGCATGGTCCGGTGGTTCCCATCGGGCCGTTCTACGTCGCCAATCTCGACTCGGCGTTGACCAACACCGATCTGTTGCTGGCGCAGACGGGCATGACGCTCTCGCCCGGAATGCCGAGCGCGGGCACGATCCTCGGTGTAAGTGTCGTGACCAGCCTTGCGCCCACGGCGGGCACGGCGACCTTCAGCGCGCACAGCGCCGGGACGGAAGTCGTCAACGGCCCGACCGCCGTAATCGATTCGGTCACGAACACGCTTGAATCCAGCGGCCTCGCGGCCAGCGCGCGCACGCACACCTTCGCGAAAGGCGCGCGCCTGGGTGTGAGTGGTACGACCACGACCAACCTGGCGGCCACGACCAACGAGTTCAACGCCTACTTGTGGGTGCGCTTCGACCCGGACGGATTGGCGGGGGCGTAATTCGACAGGCTCATTACCGACAGGCTCATCATTCGATCTGCAACACTCTACCGCCGGGGCGCCGAGTCGTCCCCTATCCGGCTCTCCGCCCCGGCGGTTTCAGCCCCCGACCAGGTCGGGGGTTAGATAGGGAAAACAAAATGGACACCGAAAACAAACTCGATCCAGAGCGCGCGCCGGGCCGCCTGCCAGACCGGGACGAACCAGGCGGCTGGGGCAAGGTCTTCGTGGCCGTGCGCTACCAGCCCGAGTGCTCGTCGCGCTTCGCCGAGTGCTTCGCAGGCCTGTGCGAGTTCGGCCTGCGCGTCTCCGACCGCCGCGACTACGAATACTCCAAGACCATGCACAAGGCGGCCAACGCACTGGCGCGCAAGTTCCTGGAGTCCGGCTGCGATTCGATCTGCTTCATCGACGCGGATGCACTCTTCGGCACGGATGCGCTCGAAGAATTGCGCACCGACCCGGAGGGCTGGGGCTTCGACGTCCTGCAGGCCTTCACCGTCAAGCGCGGCTGGCCGCCTGAGCCGATGTTTTTGACCGTGCAGCCCGAC